CCTTATATGCGGTACATCGAGATGAAAGTGCATGAAGTGCTGCCGAAGAACTACTACATCCACTCTGGGAAAGGGCTCGACGAGCTTGATGAATGGGTAAAGAAGGGTAAATTCGAAGGGATATGCACTGAGTCCGATTATGAAGCCTTTGATGCATCTCAGGATGAGTTTATCATGGCTTTTGAGTTAGAGCTGATGAAGTTCCTGCGATTGCCAAATGATCTGATCGAAGATTACAAGTACATCAAAACGAGCTTGGGTTCAAAGCTAGGCAATTTCGCCATCATGCGTTTCTCTGGCGAAGCGAGCACTTTCTTGTTCAATACCTTGGCGAACATGCTCTTCACTTTCATGAGGTATAACATCCGTGGGGATGAGTACATATGTTTTGCGGGCGATGATATGTGTGCATCAAGGAGGCTGCAGCCGACAAAGAAATTTGCGCACTTCCTCGATAAATTGAAGCTCAAAGCAAAAGTGCAATTTGTGAATAAACCCACATTCTGTGGGTGGCACCTATGCCCCGATGGTATTTACAAGAAGCCACAGCTCGTGCTGGAGCGAATGTGCATTGCTAAGGAAATGAACAACCTCAACAATTGCATCGACAATTACGCCATAGAGGTTGCCTACGCATACAAGTTGGGCGAAAAGGCTGTAAACAGGATGGATGAGGAGGAAGTGTCCGCATTTTATAACTGCGTGAGGATCATAGTGCGGAACAAACACCTCATCCGCTCTGACGTCAAGAAAGTGTTCGAGGTGCTTTAAAAAGAGGTAGCTTAGGTAGTGCTGTAGATTTGAATATTTATGGATGTACTTGTAGAATTACTGTATAAATATAAGTTTGAGCGTTTGCATAACAGGCTAGAGCTTCCAATTGTAGTTCATTGTGTGCCCGGCGCAGGGAAAAGTAGTTTAATTCGTGAGTTGCTTGAACTAGATAGTCGATTCAGCGCATACACCGCTGGCGTTGAGGATCAACCAGGACTGAGCGGGAACTGGATCAGGAAGTGGAAG